CTTTTAGTTTTAGTAACAATACTAATAGTTCTTTGTTTACCGTAGAAGATAAGACTCTACTATCAACAGTACCAGGCCTTGGTAGTAATTTAAACATAATAGACGATTTTATAGGTACAATAAATAAGTATAGCGATTATAGACAAATAGCAGATCCTGAAGTACAAAGATTAATCAATAAAGTAACAACTTTACGTTCAGTTTGCGTTACTATTCAGAATCTAGATTTTAAGAACGGACTAGCTGCAGTAGGTAATTTTTTAAGTACAGATATTAGAGCACAAATACAAAAACTTAGTAAATTTATAGATCCAACTAAAATTATAACAGATTTAAAGAATATTAATAATTCAATACGGTCTTTTATAAAAATTGCAAAACAAGTACAGGGTGTTGTAACCCTCTGTCAATTTTTAATTAAGCTTGCTCTTATATTTACTAAAATCTTTAAATTTATACAGAATCTTTTTATTATAAACCCATACCCTTTAATATTTGCTACTGGCGGAGTGCAGACTGTTTTTCAGAATGCAAGTGAAGCAGCAAAAACTGAAACGAATGGTATAATAAGATTACTAAAAGCAATTAATGCATTACTTTCAGTAATACTTAACTTTATAAGGTACTTACTTGTAAATGCAAACGAACTACTTAGTAGACTTGATATCTTACTTACTAACTTACAGGCATGTAAAGCAGTTAAGAATTCAGATGTCATTGCTGAATTAAAACAAACTCGAGCAGATTTAGCAGACTTGAGAGATCAATTAGCTGCTTATATTACTCAATACGATTCTAAAACTAGTGCAAATAATACTATGTTTGGAAAGTATAATATTAACGTAGTAGATGAAGAAATTACCGATATTTCTATTCGAAATAAACGTAGAAGAGGTATTGCTTTAGATATAGATGGTCAAATAGTAGCTCAATCTGATTTAACTTTCGCTACAAATACAGCAATTATTATAGCAGAAGTACAGCAAAAACTAGTAGCCTTACATTTAGTACCTTCAAACTTAGGACAAATTGACGCAGGGAGCCTTGCTGTAATAGCAGAATCTGTTAATTACCTAAATAGTAATGACGTAGTAGACAATAATTTAAATCCTGATTTAACAGTATTAAATCAAAGTAGTGCTGAGCAAACCGCAACTATACAGGAATTTATCGCTAAAATACCGGGCGGACCTAAATTTAAGCAAGATTCTAAGAAGATTCAAGCTAGCTTTAATGATACAGCTAAAAAAGAAGTAAAAACTCAAGCAGATGCTGCAGGCGGTTCAACCGGTACTCAGATTAACCAGCAGACAGCAGGCCAATTAACTACCATAAGCGGTTCAGTTAGTATGCTCAGTGAACCACAAAAAGAAAAGCAAAATAATACAGCAACAGATAAATCTAGCTTCGTTACTAGAGTACAGAGTCAGGCTAGTGGAGGTAATAAGAATTCACAGAATTTAAAATAATAAAAACAGTCATTTAAAATATTTATAACATATGGCAAATCTAGACGCACTTAGAAAAATAATCCGCGAAGAGGTTCGAACAGTATTCCAACAAGAATTAGCTGGAATCTTGAAAGAGGCTATTATGGTCAATAAGAACCAATCAGTTATCACGGAATCTTCAAGACCAAAAGCATCTCCTGTAGCTCCTGCTACCATGAACAGATCTGTACCTAGACCTATCGCACCTGTATTATCCCCAGGCAATCCATTAAATAGCCTACTTGCTGAAACAGCTCAATCTATGACTATGGATGAATTCGGAGATTTGAACGGTCAAGGAGTAGAAAGAGATGTTCCTATTGTAGAATCAGTAGGAGATATGTTTGCAAATTCAAGAGGAAGCTCTAATCTAGAAGCAATTCAAATTAATGCAGTTCCTGATTTTAGTCATATGATGGCAAAAATGGGGATAAATGAATAGTATAAATGGCGTATAATTTAAAACAGATAAACGTACTCGATTTAAGACCTTCTGTAGGTGTTGGAGTTGCTTTGCCGTTTAATACGCCTGCTGTCTTTCAAACAGTCTATACTACACAGGAGCAGTTAAAGTATAATATTATTAACTTCTTATTGACTAATAATAGAGAGAGAATTTTTAATCCAAACTTCGGAGCAAATATAAGAAGTCAAATATTTGAGCAAATAACAAACGAAACAGCAGATACTCTAGAACTTTTAATTAGAAACGGAATAGCACAGTATTTTCCGAATGTAGCCATAACAGAGCTTACTTTTGGTGGAGATCCTGATCAAAATTTATTAACAATTCAGTTTTCCTATACATTAACTAATACTGGACAATCAGACACTATAACAATTAATTTAAATGGCTAACACAGAGATAAAATACTTAAATAAAGACTTTACTAGCTTTAAAAGCTCTTTAATAGAGTATGCAAAAGCGTATTTTCCGTCATCCTATAACGACTTTTCTACTTCATCTCCAGGTACTATGTTTATTGACATGGCTTCTTATGTAGGAGATGTAATGTCATTTTATTTAGATAATCAAATTCAAGAAAACTTTTTAGAATACGCAAAGCAGTATAATAATTTATACACCCTAGCTTATATGTTTGGTTATAGACCAAAGGTAACTTCTGCAGCTATTACAACTCTAGATGTTTATCAACAAATACCTGCTTCCGGTTCTAATTATGATCCTGATTTTAATTACGCCATGACTATTGAAGAAGGATTACAAGTTAGATCTAATATTAATACTGCAAATTATTTTTATTGTCCAAATAAAGTTGATTTTAACCTATCTTCTTCTACAAATCCAACAGAGATTTCTGTATATACTACAGTAGGCGGTAATCCAAATACTTACTTACTAAAGAAACAAACTCAAGCATTATCTGGACAAGTTAAAACAACTAGTCTTTCTTTTGGTGCAGCTGAGAGATTTCCTACTCGAACTATTCAAGATGCTAATATTATTGAAATCTTAAGCGTTTACGACGATAACGGAAATAGATGGTACGAGGTTCCTTATCTTGCACAAAATTTTATTTTAAATCCTGTACAAAATACAGCTTTAAATTATCCAGAACTTTATCAAGAAGCAAATCAAGTACCTTACATTATAGAAAGATTGCCAGTAAGTAGAAGATTTGTATCTAGATTTACTACTGCAGCTTCATTAGAATTAGAGTTTGGTGCCGGTATTCAAGCAGTATCAGGAACGATACCGAATCCTTTTAACGTAGGTATTGGTACAGTAAACGGAGTTGATTTATTAAATACTGCCTACGATCCTACAAACTTCGTAGTGAATAGTAGTTATGGTTTAGCTCCTTCTAATGTTAATCTAACTGTCAACTACCTAGTAGGCGGTGGTGCTGGTACAAACGTAAATACAAATGTATTAACTAATTTAGTTACTGCAAGTATTTCGTTTGTAAATACTACTGACCCGAATACTCAAGTTGCTATTCAAGGTACGTTAGCAACCAATAATAGTGTTCAAGCAACAGGAGGTGGTGATGGAGATAGCGTAGAGGGTTTAAAATTAAATACTCTCGCAGCATTTCCTTCTCAAATGAGAGCAGTAACACAGCAAGATTACTTAGGTACAGTATTAGGTATGCCAGGTAAGTTTGGTCAAGTAGCCAAGGCTTATGTAACTAAAGATAATGCTACTTTTGCACAATACTTAAGAAACGAACCAGGAGAAAGAGATCCTCTTGCAACTTCAATATACTTATTAACCTACGATGCGATTGGAGCGTTTACAGCACCTGGTCCTGCAATACTTAGAAATATTCAAACTTACCTAGAAGATTATAGAATGCTAACCGACACTATACTTCTAAAGCCTGCTTATATTATCAATATACAGGTTAACTTTAGTATTGTAATAAGACCTAATTACACTTCAAGAGCTGTAATTCAAGCTTGTCTAGCAGCCTTAAAGTTATACTTTAGTAGAAATGCTTGGCAAGTAAATCAACCTATTATTTTATCTGAAATATATTCTCTATTAGATCAAATTAGTGGAGTACAAACTGTACAGAGAGTACTTATTAATAACATAGCAGGAACCTCGACCGGTTATTCACCTTATAGTTACGATATTTCAGCAGCAACTCTAAATGGTATTATTTATCCTTCTTTAGATCCAAGTATCTTCGAAGTTAAGTATCCAGATATAGATATTCAAGGACGCGTAGTAACAATGTAATAAAATGGCAGTATACAACATATTCGCATCAGCAGATGCTACACTCTATTCTCTATACCCTGTAAAAAATACAGGTAGAGATCCTATACTTGAAGTATCTGTAAAAAACTCTCAAGACGGTACAAGATTCTTAGGAAGAAGTCCTATTACAGAAAATCCTTATTATAACTATGATTTAGCAGCAGCAGGTAATTTCTCAAACTCTGAAGCATATTTTCCCGGGTATGATATTAGAAGATCCGTATTACAGTTTTCAGATCAAGATATCAACCTACTACAGTCTTTTGCAAACCAATCCATAAGCGGTGCATACCAAGCAAACTTACAATTATTCCTTGCTAGTGCACAGAATTTAAGTACAACGTACTCTCTTGATATACTTCCTCTATCACAATCATGGTGTATGGGAACAGGACAATTTGCACAAGTACCTCAATCAGTAAACGGAGTATCTTGGGTATATACTTGCGCATCTGCTAGCTCTGAACCTTGGGTAGAGGATGGATTTACTTGGGGTAACATAGACTTACCTAAGTGGGAAAGCGCAAGCCTTGACTGGAACTATGAACCAACTCCCGGTAACCCTTATTACATAACAGGAGGGGGTTCTTGGAACAATATACCTGCAACACAGAGCTTTGGGTATATGTCAAACAAAGACGTTAATGCTGATATCACCGATATTATGACAGGATGGTTTTCCGGTTCAATTCCTAATAACGGCTTACTTGTTAAACATCCACAAGCAATAGAAGAAAATCCAAATTCCTATATTGACTTAAAATATTTTTCTGTAGATACTCATACTATATACCCTCCAACTATACAATTTAAATGGGATGATTCTTACTTCTATCCTCAAAGCTTTAACTATGTTTTATCAGATCAAATAACAATTACCCTTGCTAATAATCCCGGACAATTTCCACAAGGAGATAGTTATAAAATGAGATTATCTACGAGACTAACTTATCCTCCTAGAAAATTTACAACATCCTCTGTGTATTTGACAGATATGATTTTATCTAAAAATACTCTCTGGGGATTACAAGATATAAAGACTGGCGAAATGGTAGTTGACTTTGATGATCCATATACAAGAGTAAGTTGTGATAGTGTCGGAAATTACTTTAATTTACATACTAGTGGATTAGAAATTAATAGATTTTATCGCGTTTTAATTAAGACTAAAATATACTCTACAACATTTGGACCATTATCTGTTTATAACAGTCTTGAATCAATGTATGATGCTATGTCTATATACAGTTCAGATGAACTAGATTTATTACCTGCAGAAGTAGTAACATATAGTGGTCAGAATTTAACCTTTAAAATAATAGCCTAATGATGCAGGAGGTTAAGTTGGTAAAAGAAGTCTACGGACGTAATACCTATACAAGAGTAATTGATACTTCCTTTAATGAACTTTACTTCGCTGTAACAGCTTCTACAGGACCAGGTACACAGGTAACAGTAGAGACGTTCTTCGATGCATACAATGATCTATTTTTTCAAATACCCGCTACAGGAGACTATAACTCTCACGAGTATTTAGTTAAAAGAAGTGGAGAATATTTAGGGGGAGGAGTTTTAACTGACAATGAAAAGGCTTATATTGATGAGATAAACTCTCTAAGACAACAATTGTTAGAGGCAAACACAAATTATTTGAATCTAAATAATATAACGTAATGGAAGTAGTAAATGTAAGTTATCTAGGCTCAGATGGACAGTATCAAACCTACTCCCCATCCGATACCTCATTAATAAATACTTCCCTTATAACTGCTAATTTTGGAACTGCCGATGATTACATAGAGTATTTCATTAAAGATCAGAGCGGGCTTGTTATTAGTAGTAATTATTATGTTACAGATTATAACATAGGTAGCGATATAAACCCAGAAACAGATACAACAAGTGTTCTTGAACTTGATCCTGAAGCAGATGCTAGAAGATCGGGGTATAATAGAGGAGTATTAAACGTAAAGTATAATTTCCTTACAAAATGGTTATTATCTGCACCAGACCCAGTTAGTAATTTCTGGATTAAAGAAGTATCTACTTCGAGAACGGAAATTAAAGCAGCAAGACAGGATTTATCTAATACACAATTAGCTAATGCTTTCGGTGCCTTCAATGCCGCTCTTGCAGCTGATGCATATTACCCGGACTTTTACTTAAACTTCGGTTCTGATGTCTTAGTAATTGCAGTAAATGCCGTTTATGTCGAAGAAGACGGTAGCGGGTATATTATATTTAAGCTATACGAACCGCTACCTGACGACTTTGACGTTAAATCTACTTTTTGGGTTGTAACAGATGCAGCTAATCCTGCAGAATTCAATGTATCAATTAACGTTACAGCTGACACTTTAGTAGATTATACCCAATTACAGGGTCCTAATTTTAAAGTGAACGTAAAAGATAAGATAGGACAAACTACTCCTTATTACAATCTTACTTCCCTACTTTCAACCTCTGTAACATCCTCATATCAGCAGTTACAATCCATGATGCAGGAAAATGGTATTGACATTAACGTTGATTATAGTGATTTTTCAAACTTTATACACTTTTCTTCTGCAACCAATAGACTATATAACTTTAATTATAAGATTCAACTAATAGAATCTGCATCTGCTGGTATAGCAGCTGGTCAAACAACTACTAGTGCTGCTTTATTACAACAGCAAATCGATAGTATTATTACCAACTTTGATGGATACGAGTACTATCTTTATTTTAACTCTGCTTCAACTGCGTGGCCTAAGCAAGATAGTTCGATTCCTTACGTTTTATATTCTGCAACTTCATCACAAGTCGCAAATTGGTTAGGAAGTATACAAGTTGCACCAAACAGTCCTGATACAATGAGTATGTACTGGTCATCTTCTCGTTACGATGATCAAAACCAAGACTTACTTTTATATACAGCACCTTCTTACATCGTAGAAGATCCAGCCAATCAACCGTACTTCCTATTCCTTAACATGGTAGGTCAAATGTTTGATAATATTTGGATTTACTTAAAGGATGTAACTAATTTATATGCAGCAAACAATAATCCTTTTAAAGGTATCTCTCTTGAAGAGGTAGCAGATGCAATTAGAAATACAGGCATACAGTTATACACTAATACCAGTATTTCAGACAACATTTACTACTCTTTATTAGGTATAAATCAAACAGGATCCGCTTTACCTTCAACGTCGAGTGCTTATTCTACTATTGTTTATTCAAGCAGTAGTCTGTATCCACTTGCAAACGAACCGTACTTAACTGCTTCCCTATCTTTACCTCCTTTTGGCGAAGAATTAATTAGTAGATTTGTTACAACTTTTATAACCGGATCTGCTGATGTTACTTCTAGCTTCGCTACCCTACCTAATTCACAGATTACAGCTGAAATCTATAAGCGTATTTACCATAACATACCTTATTTACTTAAGACTAGAGGAACTAAGAGAGGAGTTCAAGCATTAATTACTTGTTTTGGTGTACCTGAAGATATTTTAAGTGTAAATGAATACGGAGGATATAATATTTATCAAGTTGCAGGTATTCAACAAATAAGTGAGACTAAGATCTTAACTGGAAGTGTTTTACAGATTTCAAGTAGCTTACTCTCTCCATTTACTACTATACAGTACTATCAAAATGATCAAGATAAAAGCTCAGGTGATTTAGAGATTGGATTTTCACCAGCAGATTCAATTAATGCAAGTATTACTTCTTCAGGGTACGTGACATCCTCTACACAGCCTGGGTACTTTAACATAATGCAACTTATTGGTGCACCTGCTTTACAGTACTCAAGTTCATATACACCGCTTGTTGAATTAGCTAATACCTATTTTGATGCAGAATATACTAGTGGATACAACGTTTGGGATTTTATTAGAGTTATAAAGTACTATAACAACTCTTTATTTAAAATGCTAAGGGATTGGGTACCTGCTAGAACCTCAACTTCTACTGGTATCGTGATTCAATCTCATATGCTTGAGAGAAATAAGTACCCAAGAAATGAACCTACGTTTACTAACCTTTCCGGATCAGTTCAAATTAAAATGACCTCTATCTCTGGTTCAGATGGGGGTGCGATTAACAAAAATACTTACTTCGTTGAAACAGTACCAGTACAGTATCAATCTAATTCAATATACTTAAGAAACGCTCCCGGAATTATATACATAAGCTCCTCTAATAATATCGAGAAATATACCGGGGAATTCAGTGGTAGTACCATTCAGGCATCATACAACTACTTCTCTCAAAAAGAGGTTTCTTCCTATGATTACCCATGGACATCCTCAATTCCAGCTGGCTTCGGACCCTGTGATCAGGATCCGGTTATGTTCTTAACGTATTCAATAAGCTCTACATTCCAAAATATAAGTTCTTCCGTATTATCTCAAAGATTTTTAGATTTAGATTATAATGGAGCACAGCTTGTTCCAACAAATTACGGCCTAATTACACAATCTATTGCTCGAACTCAAGTAATCGGTAATATTCCGCAAAGTATGCAACCGTATTCACAGTACGCACAGCTACAAGATTACAACTACTTTTTACCTTCTACCGTAAGTATTCGTTATAGCGGATCCTACTTACAAGGTGCACAGTATAATACCTGGTCTGTTGGAGATATTTCATACGGTAATCAACCTGTAATCAACTATTATAGTGATAAGTTAGGATTATTTACACAAATTCAATCTAGTTCATTTTTCCCTGGCGCAGTAAATGCCTCTATAGCGTATCTTGCTGATGTATCAGGGGGTTTGTTTGAACTAAACCAAAATAATAAGCATTGGGTTGATATTCAAAACACGTTTGTTAGAGGAACAACCTTAACTGTTAAGCAGTTTGATAACAAGAAGTATAGTAATCAAGTAGCTACAGATGGAATTAAAACAATTATCAATAGCGGGTATAATTATACACCAGAATTATACTTTAAAAGCGGCAGTGATTCGAAAGTATATTTCCAATTCCTTGGTGGAATTACAGGAGAGAATCTTTTAGTTCAAAATCAATCCAACTATTATATTAGCGGATCTCCATCACCTCACTACCCTCTAAAAGTAGGATCTTCTACAGGAACAGGGAAGGCAATAGGCTATATTAATAATATTTTTGATCATATAATAACTGATACTGCCGGCTACTATGTCCCAGGAAACTCGACTAGTAATACTTTTTCTACTTTTAAAGATCCCTTTGCAGGATCAAGAACTTTCAATACTGCCTTTAGTATAGCAGTTGAATTTCCTATTGATGCCCAGCAGGTTACATATAATTTTACTGTAGAACGAAACGGTACCCTAATACCCGATAGTACAATTACCCAAACGTTTACATCAACGCAGACACCAGGAGGTTTTACTCCGGGTATAATTAATACATACGGTAATATAGCAGGCAGTAATTTTAATCTATCCTATTACGCAGGAGCAGTAACAGGTCCTTTTATAATTACCGGTCAAGACGGTATCCCTCATAATGTCGGAAATCAATATTCTTATATGAACTGGGGGAACTATAACTATACTACAGGATTCGGTTATCCTGGTAACGGAAATTTTGCATCCTACGTTACCCCTGATTTAGCACCGTATATACGTATTGTAGGCGGCTTTACTCCAACTCAAATCGGTACCCCGACAAGTGCAGGATATAACACTCCCATATACGATCTATCTGCTACTCTTGATTTTAACTCTAGTGTCACTCTAAACTGTGTACCAAACGATGAGATTACTTTTAAATTAGAAGAAGTACTTAATGCAAGCTCTGCTAATTATACCGCCTCTCTTTCTATAGGAAGCTTAACGATGCAGGAGAGTATATTACAAGGAAGTTATTCTTATGCATCAAGTTCATATGCCGGTGTTGGAACTCCTTTTATTTCCGATATTAATAATGACGGTCAAATAGGTCAAATTACTATGAGCGCCGATATAACTGCCTTTTACGGGTATCAACAAGTACCCTATTTTGTATCTGGTTCACCAACCGGTATTACTCAAACTTCCAATTATACCTATTCTAGTAGCCTGTATAGTTTATATGGAGATATTAACAAGCCGTTTCTACCTGAAGTTAACGATGCAGTTGTACTAAGAGACATATATGGAATCTCTCAAGTAGTAAGCGTTTTTAGTTCGAGCTTTGCTCCTGATATTAATGCACCATCTAGACGGCTGGTAATTCACACAACTCCTTCTATATTAAGTAACTGGGCATTAGATAATTCTATAGTACAATACTTTTTACTTCTTAATAGATTTAACGACGAGCAAAACCTAATAATTAACTATACAAAACCTCCAGGACAGACTTCTTATGGATTTTTGATTCCAGAGACTATTAATCCATCAGTATTAACTAATATTAATACCTTGCAGGCTAACGTACAGGCTCAGTTATTATCAACTCAAACCGCTGCAAGTAATCCGCAGTAAACTAATTAAAAAACTATTGATTCAAACTATTTATAAAGAGAAAAACACTAAAACATGGGATATTTAAATAACACATCGGTTGTTGTAGACGCTATTTTAACTGATAAAGGAAGACAGTTACTAGCACAAAATGATGGATCTTTCCAAATTACACAGTTTTCATTGAGTGATGACGAGGTTGATTACGCTTTGTACAACCCAAATCACCCTTCAGGCTCAGCATTTTACGGTGAAGCTATTGAAAATATGCCAATTATACAAGCCTTCCCTTCTTCTAATGAAATAATGAAGTACAAGTTGATTACTTTACCAAGAGGAACAGCAGTTCTACCGGTAATCAGCGTTGGATACTCAACAATTATATTGAAGCAAGGTTCTGCTCTTTCTCTTACACCTCAAACATTGAATTATTTAGGTGCAACTTCTACTTTCGAGCAGTCTGGATATGTAGCAACAATAGGAGACGTTAGAACAATGTCAGCATTCA